ACTATACATCTGGTGGTGGCGCACTTGTTAACAACCCAACTTCTTTAACAGCTGGTGTTGCAAGAGCAGACTTTGCTGACTTGTCATTTCAAAACGTTACTTTGACAGCTAGAGGAGCTTTAATTTACAACACATCATCTGCAACTACTAACTCTGCAGTTTGTGTTTTAGATTTCGGAGCAGATAAAACAGCTACTTCAGGTACGTTTACAGTTCAGTTTCCAGCACCAACATCAACAGCAGCGATTCTTAGGATCTCTGGTTAATCGTAGGAGGTAAACTCCTATGAGTGGATCAGGAACTTGGGGCGCTGGCACTTGGGGTCAAAACCAATGGAATGATTTAGCAGACCCGACTTTTACAGTCACGGGTATTGCCCTTACTGCATCTTTAGGAGACGAGTCAAGCTCAACAGAAGTTAATGTAGGTTGGGGTAGACAAGAATGGGGTCTTCAAGGTTGGGGCATTGCTGGCACAACTATTCCTACAGGAATTTCAGCAACATTTAATTTAGGAACTGTTACTACAACAGCTGACGCTAATACAGGTCCATCTACAAACAACAATCAATTATTAACAACAGGTTTAGGAAGCGTAACCGCTTTTGGTCTAGCTCAAGTTGATGTAACAGGATTACCACTTACAACTAATTTAGGAACAGTCGATGCTAGTCCTGATGCGATGCCTACAGGTGTTGCGGCTACCATGGGACTTGGTACAGTAGAAGCATTTAACAATGAAGGTTGGGGTAGACTTGGTTGGTCAATAAACGATTGGGGCGATGCTGGAAGTTCTGTGCAAGCAGATGTTTCTGGAATTGCAATGACCGCAGCTTTAGGAACTCCAACAGAAATTACTGGTGATGCAACTATTGTTGCAAATACTTTAAACGTAGCACAATTAACTTTAGGTGTTGTTGACCCTGCACCTGACGCAGCAGTAACTGGAAACTTCATGATAGGTGCTTTAGGTACTTTAGGATTCCAAGGGGATGTTGCTCCTAGTGTAACAGGTTTTGGATTAAGTGCTGCTTTAGGAAACGAAACAATAGATTTAAATCAGCAAGTAAATGTTACTGGAAATCCTCTATTAGCAAGGGTTGCGTCTGTAACTGCCTTTACAGATGTTACTGCAACTTTTAATGGTTTTGGGTTGACTACAACAGTAGGAAGTGGTAATGCTCTTATCTGGAACGATGTAAATACCGGTTCCGCTCCAATAGATCCTCCAGGCTGGAGAGAAGTCGTTGCATAAAGAGTTTGACACTAACTCTTTATTTTTATAAAATAAACGATATAAGGAATTTAATATGGCGAATTCAACATCAGCAAATTTAAAACTTACAGTACAAGCAACTGGGGAAAACTCAGGAACTTGGGGACAAATAACTAACACTAACCTTTTAATTCTAGAACAAGCTATTGGTGGTTTTACTACTTTCAATATAACTAACGCTGCTAGATCTTTAACTTTTACTAATGGTGCTTTATCAAATGGTAAAAATGAAGTTATAAAATTAACAGGTACCTTAGCTTCTAACTTAACAGTTAGTATTCCAAACTCACTTGAAAAAACTTACTTAGTTGAAGATGCATGTAATCACGCTGGTTTTACTTTAACTTTTAAAACTGCATCTGGAACAGGTGTACTTTTATGTGAAGGAAATAATTACACATTATATTCTGATGGAACTAATGTTGTAAAACTCCATGAACAAAGAAACTGGAGAGCAGTCTCAGCAGCAGAAACAGTTCAAGCTGGTGCTAAACTTTTAGTAAATACAAATGGTGGAGCAGTAACAATTACGCTTCCAGCGTCACCTGCTACAGGAGATGAAGTACATTTTGTAGATCAAGGTTATGATTTCAATACTAACGCATTGACTGTTGGTAGAAACTCTTCTAATATAGCTAATGCAGCATCTGATCTTGTAGTTAATACTCAAGGCGCAGCTTTTTCATTAGTATTCTCAGGAGATGCTACAACAGGATGGACTTACACGGAGAAATAATATGTCAAATTACGAAGCAACAAAATACGATTTTTCAGGAGCAAACCTTACAGGTATCGAAGGAATTCCTACAGCTACTATTGTGCCGTGGTCTTCTGCTTCAGTGCCAACAGGTTTCTTAGAGTGTAATGGTCAAACAGTTTCAAGATCAACTTACGCTGCATTATTTGCAATCGTAGGTACAACTTATGGAGCTGGAGACGGTTCATCTACTTTTGCTGTTCCAGACTTACAAGATAACGTAGCAGTTGGAAAATCTAATAACAAAGCTTTAGCTTCAACTGGTGGAGCAAACACAGTTGCGGTAGCAGCAAGTGGTAACGTTGGTGGTTCTACAGCAAACGCAACTTTATCAACAGCACAACTAGCTTCTCACAATCACCCTAGTGGAGGTGGTCCTGTAGGAAGTTTTGGTGCTCTTAACCCTACACCCAGATCTGTGGTTACATCTTCTGGTAATACTGGAAGCACAGGATCAGGTTCTGGACACTCTCATAACATGAGTGCAACTTTTTCAGGTGACACAGCAAACCCATCTGTACTACAACCTTATTTAACAATTATTTATATTATAAAAACTTAGGAGAAATTATGGCAACAAACGCACAATGGACAGTGGTACTTGAAGACAAGTTAGTCATCAAACAAAGTGGTGATGCTGCGGGTACTGGTTATAATATTGTTGATAATGATTTTTGGGGACTAGCCAAATGGGACAACGTTTGGGCTATTCAATATGGAACAAGCAATCCAAGTGATACTGTAGAATACAGAGATGGTACTTCTCACTCTACGTGGGAAGATGCTAATTTAGGTGATTTTTCAGATTTTACTTCTAGATGGGATTCAGCTCATTTAACTCAATTACAATCTAATTGGGATAATGACAATGAAGAAGACGAAACTGAAGCTGATAAAATTGCTAGACTAGGCGCTAGACCTACTTCTTATAATTCTTAATTTTTTATCTAATAGACTAATCATCACAACATCATCCAAGAAGTTAAAAGATATTTTTCACCAGATAAAGGTGGATTACCTCTATGTAAATATGGAAAAGCCGCAGGCCATATAACTATTCTACCGGTTTTAGGTTTTATTCTTTTTGAAAAATGTAAAAACTCTGTTTCTCCACCCTCTTCAACATCGTTTAAATATACAGAAAAAACAAAAGCTCTAGGCGAATTATCAAATCCTTTACCATGTTCAATGTGCCAAACATGATATCCTTCTGTAGGCAAAGTTTTTTGAATTTTTAAAGAAGTAAAATTAAAAATATTTCCATCATAAGCATCAATTGCACCTACAGTTTTTGTATAATGATTCCAAGCTATTTGAAAATTAAATATCATAGGTTTTAATTCTTCCCACCAAATATCTATATTATTTTGAGCTGCAAAAAATTGTTGATCTTGTTTTTGAAGTACAGATGATTTTTCAAAACCTAATCTATTGATCGTATTGTTGAATTTATTTTGATCTTCGTATAGTTGAATAGCTTTATTACATTCTTCTTTAGTAATGTAATTATCATACACGCCAATAAAATTGTTTATATTTACTGTTTTTTCTATCATAATTGTCGTCTCCTTTTATATACGCTATCGTAAGCATGATGTGCAAATGGACCTTTTTTGTCTACATAATGTAAAAATACTTGAGCCATACCTTCACCTTTATATGTACCGGGTCTCCAATGTTCTTGATCACATCCAGCATACAGAATAGCATCTCCTTCTTTTAATTCAAAAGAAGTTCCTTCAACTACAATAGGCCAGTTATCATATTTTTTAATACAGGCTGTAATAGATATTTCACATGAAGGTCTATCAGTGTGTTTAGCTAGGGTGGCACCAAATACATAATATCTCCAATATGCGTACGTTGGAAATAATTTTAGATTAGATTCTTTTTCTACAATAGGTAGCTTAGTATCAAGTAAAGATGTCATTAAAGAATCTGCATACCATGAAGGTGAAAAAGAATCAGGTTTAATTTCAATATTTAAATTTTCATCTAATTTGTTATAACAATATTTTGACAAAATACTTAATTCTTCCTTTGTAAAAAAATTTTTAATTACTTTATATTTTACTGCAGCCATGCAACTATACTATACCTTGTTCCTTTCGTAATAGGTTGAATACCATGAGGATACATAAAATTACTTGGAAAAAATACAATAGATCCTTTACCAAGTTTTAATCTTTTAATTTCTTTTTCCTTTTGATCAGTAAATATTAAATCACCACCTTCATAATCATCATTTAAATTCATTATAATACTTAAATGCCTTGCAGTTGGTGTAAAATGATCTGTATGAACTTGATATTTTCCATTGAAAGAATATTTCAATAAATCAATCTGATTAATTTTAGAACTTTTCATTTTAGGAAATTTAGCTTTATAAAAAGGATATATTCTTTCAATTTCTTTTTTTATAAAATTCCAATAAAACAAATTGGTAGGTGTATCAAGATTTAAATGATATCCATTTACATTTCTTATGTTCGTATTTAATCCATCTTGAATAGTTAATTTTTTTTTTGATTTTTTATTAATTAATGAAATTAATTTTTTATTAAAATTTTTATCAATTATGTTTTTTAATTCTACAATTGCTTCTAAATGATCCATAATATCTATGTTCTATAATTAAAGTATCCTACAGAAGCAATAATTCTTGGTGTTAATCCAAGAACTTTATGTTTTATACCATTTGGAATAAATATCATATCACCTTTATTTATTTCATAGTCACTATTTTCATCTCCATAAATTCTATAAATTGTTTTACCTTTAAGTCCTATTATAAAAACATCTTCTATGTCAACATGACTAGCCCCAACCTGTGAAACAAAACTAAAAAACAATTCTACTGCATCTCTTGGATCAGGTTTATATTTAAACATCTTTAAAAAAAAATCAAAAAAAACTCTAAAGTCTTTATGAAAAGTAGTTACTTTTAGCATTTGATATACATCTTTTAAGTCTCCTACACGTGTTTTTGTAAGAACACATGTATCTTCTTTTTCTAGCATGTCAGATATTAAGTTAAAGTCGTATTCTTTTTCTAATAAAGTAAAATTTTTTACATGTGTAACTTTATTATTATTAATAGATTCTACCTGTTCCTTGTTAAGTATCATCATTTATGACGTATTTTCTATCTTTTATTATCTTTAAAACTAATATATAACACAATTATGGCCCTAAAAAAAGTAGATTTTGCACCTGGTTTTAATAAACAAAGCGTACCTTCAGCTCTCCCTGGACAATGGGTAGATGGTGACTTTGTACGTTTTAGGTATACCGCGCCTGAAAAAATAGGTGGTTGGGAACAATTGACCGCTGCATCTAAAACATTACCGGGCGCTGCTAGAGCTCAATTAACTTGGACTTCATTAGCAGGTGAAAAATATGCAGCCATAGGAACCTCTCAAGGTTTGTTTTTATATTATGGTAATGATTTTTTTGACATTACTCCATTAGATACAGCTATTACAGGATGCACTATAACAACTGTTAATGGTTCAAATACTGTAACTATAAATAAAGGATCTCATGGTTTAGCTAAAGGAAGGTATGTAACATTATCTGCTGTAACTGTTACAGGTGCTTCAGATTACACACCAACAGAATTACAAC